AGAAAAAGATTATTCAGACCGCACATACTGCGGAGCTTGCTGTGGGTTTTGGCCGTAAGGTTAGAAACCTAATTAATCAAGAGGATTTTCAAGAGGTGTTTCCCGGAATATCTCTTTCCGCAGACTCAAAGGCCGCTGGCCGTTGGAATACAAACAAAAAAGGAGACTACTTTGCGATTGGTGTCGGCGGTGCAGTTACTGGTAAAGGTGCTGACGTTCTCATTATTGACGACCCACACTCGGAACAGGAGGCGGCATTGGGGGCTTACAACCCAGATGTCTACGACAAAGTATACGAATGGTATACTTCAGGGCCTCGTCAAAGATTGCAACCGGGAGGAGCGATAATAATTGTTATGACTCGTTGGTCAGTGCGTGACTTAACGGGACAAATAATTAAATCAGCCACACAAAGAGAGGGTGCAGATGATTGGGAGGTAATTGAGCTTCCGGCAATTCTTCCGTCAGAAGAACCACTGTGGCCTGAGTTTTGGCCTTTAGACCAGTTGCAGGCGCTAAAAGCAGAACTGCCTGTATCGAAGTGGTCTGCACAGTATCAGCAAGACCCCACAGCAGAAGAGGGGGCGCTTATTAAGCGAGAATGGTGGCAGGAATGGGAGCATGAAAGCCCGCCACCGTGCGAAGCAATTATACAAAGTTGGGACACAGCGTTTTTGAAAACGCAACGAGCGGATTATTCTGCCTGCACCACATGGGGAGTTTTTAATCACCCCAACGAAGATGGCGAAACAGTGCCTAATCTAATTTTGTTAGATGCCTACAAAGAGAAGTTAGAATTTCCAGAGTTAAAACGTGCCGCGTATGACAAATACTGGGAATATGAACCCGACCAAATGGTCGTAGAGAAAAAGGCTTCTGGTGCGCCGTTGATTTTTGAACTTAGAGCTATGGGCATTCCTGTTACAGAGTTTACACCGTCTCGTGGACAGGATAAGATAGCAAGAGTTAATGCCGTCAGTGACCTTTTTGCTTCTGGTGTAATATGGTGTCCGGCCACAAGGTGGGCTGAAGAAGTTATTGAAGAGTGCGCGGCATTTCCTGCGGGAGAAAATGATGACTTGGTTGACTCAACAACGCAAGCATTACTGAGATTCCGTCAGGGTGGTTGGATTAGAAGCTCTATGGATGATTGGGATGACGAACAAAAATACAGAAGACCAGTTGAATATTACTGAAAAACGTACATTACGATATGTTTCGCACAAAGAAGTAAAAAAATATCAAGAAGAGGGCTGGAGGGTAGTCTCAGACTTTGCAGGCTCCCATCACGCTAGGTATTCTGTTATCATGCAGAAGGACGACTAACTCAGGAATTTATTATGGCTGTAGAAAAACAAATGTCTCCTGCTGAATTAGAGATGGCAGGTACGGGTGAAGTTGAAGTTGAAGTTGTAAATCCAGAGGCTGTTGGCATCTCCGTTGAAGGTGAGTCAATGGTTATCGACTTTACTGGCGAAATGGCCGAAGAGATTATGGGGCCAGAGCATGACGGTAATATTGCTGAATTTATTGAAGACGGTGACTTGCAATCACTTGCATCTGAAATCGTTGATGATTTTGTAGCGGATAGGCAGTCTCGTAAAGAGTGGGCGCGGTCTTACGTTAAGGGGCTAGACCTTCTTGGCATGAAAATTGAAGAGCGCACACAGCCTTGGGCTGGTGCGGCTGGTGTATTTCATCCTGTCCTGACTGAAGCAGTCGTCCGCTTTCAGGCTCAGGCCATGGGTGAGATATTCCCTGCGTCTGGTCCCGTAAGAACAAAGGTTGTTGGTAAGCGCGACCCAGAAAAAATGGAGCAGGCCACTCGCGTTGAAAATGAAATGAATTATCTTCTGACTGAGGAGATGAGTGAGTATCGTGATGAAACAGAACAAATGCTGTTTCGCTTGCCTTTAGCAGGCTCTGCTTTCAAAAAAGTTTACTACGACCCAATTAATGAACGTCCTGCGGCAATGTTTGTTCCTGCGGAAGACTTTGTTGTTTCTTATGGCGCGGCTGATTTAGCCACCGCACCTCGTTACACTCATGTTATGAAAAAGACACCAAATGAGATTATTGAGCTTCAGGTTAATGGCTTTTACCTTGATGTTGAGTTACCTGACCCAGAGCCAGACTATTCAGACATCCAAGAAAAGTACGATGAGATTGACGGAGAAACCGCCGTTCTGGAGGATGACGACAGGCACACCATCCTTGAGGTTCATGCTGACCTAAATTTGCCAGAGCCTTTCGATGACCCAGATGGTATAGCTCGTCCCTATGTCGTAACTGTTGATAAGTCCAGTTTGACAATTTTGTCTATAAGGAGGAACTGGTATGAAGAAGATATTAAGAAGCGTAAAAGAGCGCACTTTGTTCACTACCGATACTTGCCGGGACTTGGGTTCTATGGAACAGGTCTTATTCATCTTATTGGTGGTCTTGCTAAAAGTGCCACAAGTATTCTGCGCCAACTTATTGATGCGGGTACACTCTCTAATCTCCCCGCTGGTCTTAAGGCTCGCGGATTGCGTATTAAAGGTGACGATTCGCCTCTCATGCCGGGCGAATTCCGCGATGTTGACGTTCCGGGTGGTGCAATTCGGGATTCGATTGCATTCCTTCCTTACAAGGAACCATCATCGGTATTATACCAACTGCTTGGAAATATCGTGGAAGAGGGGAGAAGGATTGGCTCCGTTGCTGATGTACAAGTTGGAAACCTCAACCCGCAAGCTCCAGTCGGAACTACGCTCGCGCTAATGGAACGCTCTATGAAGGTGATGTCTGGTGTACAGGCTCGTCTTCACGCCGCCCTTAAAAAGGAACTAAGGATACTGGGTAAGGTAATCAAAGATTACATGGGTCCAGAATATTCATATGAGTTAGATGGGGACTTTAACCGTCAGGAGGATTTTGATGATAGGGTTGATATTATCCCGGTTTCAGACCCCAATGCCGCAACCATGTCGCAAAGAGTCGTGCAATACCAAGCGGCTATGCAACTTGCTCAACAGGCTCCGAATCTCTACAACATGGGTCAGTTGCATCGTCAAATGCTCGAAGTGCTTGGAATCAAAGACGCCGACCAAATCGTAAAGTTGCCAGAAGATGTTGCGCCGTCTGACCCAGTTACAGAAAACATGGCTATCTTAAAACAAGAGCCTGTAAAAGCATTTAAGTATCAAGACCATGAGGCACATATTCAGGTTCACATCGCCGCCGCACAAGACCCTAAACTACAAGAAATTGTAGGACAGTCTCCTTTTGCTGGCGCAATACAAGCCGCTCTTTCATCACACATAACAGAACACGTTGCGTTTCAGTATCGCAAAGAAATTGAGAAAAATCTTGGTGTCGGTATGCCTAATGAGGACAAGCCTCTTCCAGAAGATGTTGAGATTGAAATTTCTCGTTTGGCGGCGCAGGCGGCAGAAAAACTGCTTAATAAGAATCAGGCAGAGGTTGCACAAGAACAGGCCATGCAACAACAGCAAGACCCACTCACACAGATTCAACAGCGTGAAATTGCTCTTAAAGAGGCTGAGTTCCAACACAAACAACAGCTTGACATAGCCAAGCTACAAGCAGATATGGATAAGTCACAGGCAAATGTTGCTGTTCAAGAGGAAAGAATTGAATCTGAAGAGCGGCGTGATGGCGCAAGAATGGGCGTTGATTTAGCTAAGACTCGTTATCAAGGACAGCGTGAAGACGTAAAATACGGTATAGAACTTGGTAAAGAAATTACAGAGGAGATAGATAATGCTGGAAGTGATAAGGGATAAAATTCGAGTTTATATGAATGACATAGCTGACCACATGGCTGGCGGCGGCTGTCAAAATCATGAAGAATATATCCGCCTTGTCGGCAAAGTTGAGGCTTTAGCCTTAATAGAACGTGACATTCTTGATTTGGAGAAAAGACTAGAAGAGGCGTAAGGGTTCCGTAAAGCCATTTCTTACGCTATATTGTTTTGTGGAGACTTTCAGGGATAACCTGCAAGGTACTGTGAACCTAAATCACTGCAAAGGAACAGAAATGTATTCTGCTAAAAAAACGGTTGACGATAATGTCGCCAGCAAGATACCAGAACCCACTGGTTACAAACTCTTAATAAAGCCACTTGAGGTTAAAGAAAAAACAGAAGCCGGTATTTATATGCCAGACGCACTGAAGCAAGCGGAACAAACCGCATCAGTCATTGGTTTTGTAGTAAAGGCTGGGCCAGACGCATATAAGGACACAGATAAGTTTCCTAATGGCCCGTACTGTAAAGAAGGTGATTTCGTAATTTTTCGTTCGTATTCCGGCACACGGTTTAAGATTGAAAAACAGGAGTTCCGTCTTATTAATGATGACACCGTTGAGGCTGTTGTCGATGACCCAAGGGGATACACAAGAGCATGAATAATAATACAGCCGAAAAACAACAAGAAGACTTCACTGAGGTGGAGTTAGAATCAAATAATGAGCTTGAGGTTGATATCGTTGACGATACACCTGAAGCTGACAAGGGCAAGCCTCGCCGTTCGGAAGATGCTGAACCGCAAATTCCAGAAGATGACGAAATTGCAAACTACAGTGAAAATGTGCAGAAGCGCATTAAGCAACTGAAGTATGAGTTTCACGAAGAGCGCCGCCGCAAAGAAGAGGCGTCAAGACTTCAAGATGAGGCCGTTGATTACGCCCGAAAAATTTATGAGGAGAATCAAAAGCTCCGTAAAACCCTTCAAGAGGGTGAGGGAGTTTTGGTTGAGCAGGCTAAGGACCGTGTTGCGGCACAGTTAGACCGTGCAAAATCTGACTATAAGGAAGCCTATGAGACAGGTGACCCAGATAAGTTAATTGAAGCACAAGAAAAACTTACTGCACTCCAGAATGAAAAATTTAGGGTTGAGTCTTACAAACCAAAGCCCCAACCAGAGGCCAAGGAAGTTCCAGAGCCACTGGCACAAAAGGCTAAAGTTCCAGAGCCAGACGCAAAAACAAAAGCGTGGGCATCTAAAAACGAATGGTTTGGCAGTGACACAGCCATGACAGGATTTGCTTTTGGGGTACATGAAAGCCTCGTGAAAGAGGGAATCAATCCTCAAACACAAGCAGATGAGTATTATAACCGTATTGATGCAGAAATGCGTCAACGGTTTCCAGACAAGTTTGGTGAACAGATAATTGAGGAAGAAGCACCTGTTCGTCAAACTGGCCCCGTGGTGGCCCCCGCACAGCGGAGTGCAAAGAAACCACGCAGAGTGCAATTAACCTCAACACAAGTCGCTCTCGCCAAGCGCCTTGGCCTCACGGCAGAACAATATGCGGCGCAACTCTTGAAGGAGGCATCTAATGTCTGACAGAACCCCACGCTCAAACAAGTCCCGTGATAACGAGGCTCGTAAAAAAACTTGGCAAAGACCGACCATGTTACCTACCCCCGAACCCCGCGAAGGTGTTGAATATCGCTGGGTACGCACATCCACTTTAGGGCAGGCTGACAACACCAATGTGTCGTCTAAATTTCGTGAGGGTTGGACGCCAGTCAAGGCAGAGGACCATCCTGAATTGCAAGTGTTGCCTGATATCGACTCTCGATTTGAAGGTAATGTTGAGGTTGGAGGCTTGCTACTTTGCGAGAATACAACCGAATATGTGGAATCTCGCCGTGATGCTCACGATGAGATGAACGCACAACAGATAGAGTCTGTAGATAATAACTATCTAAGACAATCTGATTCTCGTATGCCTGTTCTGCAACCAGAACGGTCTACGAAAACTTCGTTTGGTAAGTAGCCAAAATAAGGCGCTTACCGTTGTTATAATGGCTTTGATATGAAGGAGAGATGATTATGTCTTCAGTAGCCGCTCCCTTCGGTCTGCGCCCAATAGGTCGTCAAGGCTCTGGTTCTCAGGAAGTTTTCCGCCAGTATCCTATAGCCTCCGGTTACGGTACTAATATTGCTCAAGGTGATATTGTACAACTTGTAGACGGTGGCACTGCTACGACTATTGAAAAGCAGTCCGGCACAGGTGATGATTCAACCAATATTGATATGGTAGGTATCTTTATGGGTTGCACATTTACCGACCCTAACACAGGTCAAATAACTTTTTCACAGTTATGGCCTGCGTCAACCGTTGCATCTGATGCAATGGCTTATGTTGTTGATAACCCCGGTGTAGAGTTCGTCATCCAAGCTGATGGTGCGCCAACTAATACTGGTGATATCTATGGCAAGAACTGTTTGCTTGTACAGACAGCACCTAACACTTCATTGAAGATTAGCCGTGTTGCTCTGGACATCTCTGAACTTGACACTGACGCAAATAATCCAATTCGTGTACTTGATTATTTGGGCGGTGATAAAGGTGATGAGAAAGGTTCTGCTTTCCCGATTCTGGTGTGTAAGTTTAACTACCACCAGCACACCACAGCCACTGGTTCTGCGTAAAGGAGTGTAAGTAATGGCTATATCACGCGCACAACTCCTTAAGGAACTGTTACCGGGTCTTAATGCACTGTTCGGTATGGAGTACGACAAGTACGAAAACGAACACGCAGAAATCTATGAAACTGAAACATCAGAGCGTAGCTTCGAGGAAGAAGTAAAGCTGTCTGGTTTCGGTGCGGCTCCGGTAAAGCCTGAAGGTTCAGCGATTTCCTACGACAACGCGCAGGAATCGTTCACCGCCCGTTACAACCACGAAACTGTGGCAATGGGCTTTTCTGTAACTGAAGAAGCAATGGAAGATAATTTGTATGATGCGCTTTCAGCACGTTATACAAAGGCTCTTGCAAGAGCAATGGCTTATACCAAGCAGGTAAAAGCCGCCGCGCTTCTGAACAATGGTTTCACCACCTTTAGTTCAGGTGATGGGGTTTCATTGTTCAATACCGCTCACCCAACTGTTGCGGGTGGGTCCAATTCAAATCGCCTAGCTACTAATGCAGATTTGAACGAAACTTCTTTAGAGCAAATGGTAATTGATATTGCCGCTTTCGTTGACGAACGCGGATTGTTGATTGCGGCTCGTCCAAGAAAGTTGATTGTTCCGCCTGCATTGATGTTTGTGGCAACTCGTCTATTGCAGACAGAATTGCGTACTGGCACAGCAGACAACGATTTGAATGCTCTTCGTTCAAATGGTTCAATACCAGAGGGCCATCGCGTCAATCACTACTTGACTGACACTGATGCCTTCTTCCTGACAACTGACGTGCCAAACGGCATGAAGCACTTTGTCCGTACACCAATGTCAACATCTATGGATGGTGACTTTGATACAGGCAATGTTCGCTATAAAGCTCGTGAGCGTTATAGCTTCGGTGTTTCTGACCCACTTGGTATGTACGGTTCTCCCGGAGCTTAATTGTACCAGAGTACAAACTTTTGGATTGGGCGGCTTCCGGGCCGCCCTTTCTTTTTGTATAATGATTGTGAACCTTGACAGTCGTATACTGCGACTGACACTAGCCAAGACAAGGAGTTCCTATGGCTAATACTACTTTTAACGGTCCCGTCCGTTCAGAAAACGGTTTCAAGAATGTTATTAAAAGCGCAACAACTGGTGACCTTACCAGTGAGATGACACTTTCTGTTTACACCGCAACTGTTACAGTTGCTAACGGTGCTACTACAGGAAAAGAATCAGCTATTGGCATTCCATCAAACTTTATTCCTATGGCTGTTATGGTCGCCTGTACTGGCGCGGCATCTAACAACGTAAATTTAGTTGATATCGGCACAGACGCAGATACAGATGGATTTGTTGACGGCATTACTGCGGCAGTAAATGCAACTGGATTTAAAGGCTTCTTCCCGTGTAATGGTGTATTGGGTATGTCTGGTGGCACAACCACAGCCGCTACAGCAACAGCAGACGAGGTTGAAGTTGTTCTTTCTGGTGACCCCGGAGCAGACACAACTGTTGTTCTGAAGTTCATGGGTATTTCTAGTTCATCAGACGCTTCGTAGGAGGCTGATATGAGTAGGTCTGATGTATTTGCAGTCACTAAGACAGCAGATGCTGTGGTATTTGCTGGCCGAGCAAGAGTTCGCCAAATACAGGTTGTAACCGCTGGTTCTGGTAGCCCTCAAGTTGTTTTAAAAGATGGCGGCTCTAGCGGCACAACCTTATTAGATGTTGCATTTGGAACATCTAGTACATTTTCTGTAAACATCCCAGATAATGGTATTTTGTTTGAGTCAGATGTATATTTAGATTTGACTGCTTGTTCTAGTGTAACGGTGTTCATGTCATAAGGGGTGGGCTATGCCTAGAAAAAGAGAAACCCCAATAAAGACATCCGTAAAATCAGGTAATTTCCGCTCTACTAAAAGTGGGGCGGGGATGACCAAAAAGGGTGTTGCCGCTTATAGAAAAGCAAACCCCGGCAGTAAATTAAAAACTGCTGTTACTGGTAAAGTCAAAAAAGGAAGCAAGGACGCAAAGAGACGTAAGTCTTTCTGCGCTCGTTCTGCTGGTCAAATGAAGAAATTTCCTAAAGCGGCAAAAAATCCAAACAGCCGCTTGCGTCAAGCTAGAAGACGGTGGAAGTGTTAAATGACAATCTCAAGAACCTCTATGGAGAAGCAAGTGAAATACGGAAAAAAGAAAAAACCTGTAATAAAGGCCAACATGGGCAAGGTACTGGAAACAGTTTCTCCTTTATACAGCGTTATGAAGGGCAGGGGTCCAATATCAGATGTTCTTAGTAAAATGGGCGGTGCGGCTGGGCTTTCTGGTATGATTGCTAGAAATCAAAGAAAAGATAAAGATAAAAAGGGTATCGAAGCTGACCAAATGAAACAAATGCAAAGAATGTACGGTGGTGGCGCTGTAAAGAAAAAGCGTGACGGCATTGCATCCAAAGGCAAAACAAAAGGAACTATTAGGTAATGGAGAAAAAAACTGTTACAGCGCCAAAAGGTTTTCATTGGATGAAGCATGGCTCTGCTTATAAGTTAATGAAAAATCCTAAAGGCGGTTTTAAACCTCACAAGGGAGCAAGTCTAAGGGCTGTTTTTCCTGTGCAGAAAGTTCATAAATGAAGCGAAATTATAAAGGTGAGTATAAAAATTATCACTCGTCTACAGAGCAAAAAAAGCGCCGTGCCAGTAGAAATACAGCCCGTAGAAAATTAACTGCGGCGGGCAAGGTAAAAAGAGGTGACAAAAAAGATGTTGCTCATAAGAACGGAAACCCAAGGGACAATAGCAAAAGCAATCTAAGGGTGGTTTCTAGAAATCTTAACAGGTCTTTTCCAAGGACCAGAACAGCAAAAAAAGTAAGCAGGAGGTCATAATGTACGTTGGTAGCTCAAATGGATACGCTGTTCCTGTTTATAAAACTAGCGACAGCACAACCAGAACAAGGGTTCACTGCGGCAACTGTCCACGATGTAATGAAAAGCTAATTACCGTGTTTGTGCATGGGCATGAGCAGTGTTCCAAATGCGGTTCTGTTGTACATGATTGTTGTCAAGGAGAGAGGGCATGAGAGCGGCAAAGATGAAGTGCGCCCAAGGGCGTAAAAAGCCAGTGGCAATGAAGAGGGGCGGAAATCCAATGGCTAAAAAGCTATCCGACCCTAAGTTCAAGCCCAAGGTTGTAGCGCCTAAAAAGGGAAAGGGGTCTTATTCACGGAAGGGCAAGGCCCTTCCTATGTCATCTGGGGGCAAGACTAAATCAAAAGTAAACGAGGCTGGGAATTACACAAAGCCGGAAATGAGAAAGCGTATATTTAATAGAATCAAGGCAGGCGGAAAAGGCGGCGCTCCGGGACAGTGGTCAGCGAGAAAAGCGCAAATGATGGCGTCTGCTTACAAAAAGGCGGGAGGCGGCTACAAAAATTAATGGACCCAATTTCAGCTATCGGTATCGCTTCTAGCGCCTATTCCGCCATTGTTAAAGGCTTCCAGATGGGCAAGGAAGTAGAGTCGATGGCGAAGGACATGGGGCGCTGGATGAATGCCATCAATGCTGTAAAAAGCGGGCATGAAAAAGCCAAGTCTCGCCGTAAAATGTTTGGGTCTATTGAGGAAGAGGCATTGCAAACTTTCGCCGCTAAAAAAAAGGCGGATAAAATGGAAGAGGAGCTTCGCAACTTTATACAGTTTAATTACGGTGTGGGAGCTTGGCAGGAAGTAATACGCATACAGGCCAAGATAAGAAAAGAAAGACAAGAGCTAGAGCTACAAAAAAAGAAAAAAGTAGAGGAGATTTTAACATGGATTGCCGTAACCTTTGGGATAGTGGTTATAAGTGTTATACTAATTTCAATGATATGGTTGGTTCGTGATGGCACTTAAAAAATCGCAAAAAAGTTTAAAGGCTTGGACGAAACAAAAATGGAGGACTAAAAGTGGCAAGCCATCGACACAGGGTCCGAAAGCAACCGGGGAAAGATATTTACCTGCAAGCGCCATTAAATCCTTATCGCCGCAAGAGTACGCGGCAACAACCCGTGCTAAACGAAAAGCAACTAAGGCTGGTAAGCAATTCGCCAAACAGCCTAAAAAAATACGAGCTAAAGTGAAGCCACATAGAAAGGTCAAATAATGTCTGTAGTAACACCAGACCTACCAGAACTATTTGATGAGGCGTTTGAACGCGCAGGGCTTCAGATGACAACTGGCTACGACCTTAAAACAGTTAGGCGTAGCCTTAATTTATTAACATTGGAGTGGCAGAATCGTGGGCTTAATCTCTGGACCATTGACGGGGGTACTTTATCTCTTACGGCAGGCACAGCAACTTACACTATGCCTACGGACACTATTGACATCATTGAGCATCAAATTAGAACGGGAACGGGTACGAATCAGGTGGATACGAATTTGGAGCGTATCAGCGTTTCAACGTATGCTCAACAATCTTCAAAGAACACTCAAGGACGCCCCTCTCAAATATTTGTTGACCGTCAAGCAACGGCTGTCAATGTTACTCTCTGGCCTGTTCCAGATGATAGCGCGTACACTCTCTCGTATTACCGCCTTCGTGGAATCTCTGGCGTCTCGTCTGGGATAGGAACAAGTGCGGATGTACCGCCACGGTTTATTCCGTGCTTGGTGTCAGGTTTGGCTTATTACATTGCGATGAAAAAGCCAGAAGTAGCGGCGCGTGTGGCTCCGCTTAAACAAGAGTATGAGTTTCAATTTGAGCTTGCCGCAGGGGAAGACTCAGACTCATCGTCAATCAAGTTCGTGCCATACGACACGTTTTACTTAGGAGGCTAATATGCCATTAGTGATTAGAAAAAAAGGTGAAGAAAAAAAGAAGAAGTTACCAAAGGCTCCTCCTTCTCGCCCTCGCCACGCAAATCCAAAGCATCCGATGAATACAGAGCGCACAGGCCCACTTCGCAAGAAGGGCGGCGGTAAGCTAAAGATGGTGGAAAAGGGTGGTAAGAAGGTTCCGTTCTTTGCCGCAGATGGTGTTGGCAAGATGAATAAGGGTGGTCCTGTAGAAGTTAGAAAGGGCATGACCCTATCTCAAATTGCAAAAGACAATAACACTTCGATACAGGCGCTTCTTACAGCGAACCCCGGCATTAAAAACGCCAATGCAATTCGCATAGGCCAAAAAATTAAAATGCCTAAAGCAAAAAGCGTTCCGGGCAATACTAAAACTAAAAACCCATACGCCCGTATGTCTAAAACCCAAATGAACATGATGAGGTCCAAGGACAAAGGACAGCAACGCGCAGTAACTAGCGCCATGCGTAATGAGGTTAAGAATACTGGCGCTCAAACTTCTCCAACGCCTAAGAAGGCGGCGGCGGCAAAGGACTCTCGTTCTGCTGTTCCAAAGGCAAAAAAGGACAAGCTAATTGCTCAAATGAAGGCGGATAATGCAAAGAAGCCAAAGAAAAAGTCTTTGTTTTCTAGGTTGTTTGGTAAAAAGGCAGGTGGCTCTATGAAAAAAGTACAGGGGTACAAATCTGGCGGTACGGTTCGTGGCGCTGGTGCGGCCACAAAGGGCAAGCGCTTCGGTCGCGCTGGATAATCAATGCCGTTAGCTAGAGGAAAATATGCTTTTGGCTTTTGTGACAGGACGGGCTTTAGATATAAATTATCTGAGCTTATCCCCGAAGTTCGTAACGGAGTTAGAACTGGTTTAAGGGTCGGCGTTGACGTTGCTGACCCTGACCACCCGCAAAATTTTTTAGGAAGATTGCGTATAGATGACCCACAATCACTAGCTAACGCAAGGCCTGATAGATTTTCGGATTCGGTTACAGTTACGTTTCCGACATTTGATGTGTCTACTTTAACGCAAGTCAATGTAGGATTTGGTATTGGCAGGGTAGGAGAAGTAACAACAAGCGGAGCGCCTGTACCTGCACAGAATGTTTCCTTACAACTTAGTGCGGTATTTGGGGTTGGTGCGGCAGGAAATATGTCAATAGGCGCGGCATCGACCTACGACTCTACAAGTGTTACACTTGATTCTACAAACAAAACCTTTGACGAGGGGTAAATGGCAAAGCAAACAGTAGGAATTGGCTCAAGCGCAAATGACGGAAGTGGTGACACACTTCGTGTTGGTGCAGATAAAATAAATGATAACTTCAATGAGATTTATGCGGCATTGGGGAACAGTTCTAGTGTGCTAACTGATATCATAGATGCTAATGGCCTTTTTGATGTTAACTCTGGCGCAAATAAAATTGTCTTTTATTATGGCGCTCTTACTGATTTGCCAAGTGCCTCAACCTATCATGGGGCCGTAGCTCATGTTCATGCCACAGGTGGCTTTTATTTTGCTCATGGCGGCGTTTGGATAAGGTTGAATGATGAAACCACAGGGCCAGTAACAAAGTATACTGCTGGTACAAGTGGAAGCTCGGCCTACACATTTACTGGTCCGGGGGCTACTTCAGGCAATAACCCAAACTTTACTTTTTATAAAGGCCATACTTACTTAATTGACAACACCGCTAATGTAGGCAGTCACCCCTTGCAGATTAGAACATCTAATGGTGGCTCTGCCTTTACAGCCGGGGTAACAGATAACTACAACTCAACAACTGGGCTGACTCAGTTTATCGTTCCACATGAGCCAAGCGATACATCTTTGGTGTATCAATGCACTAACCACAGCAGTATGGTTGGAAACATAACAATAGTATGATGAGATTTTAAAATGGCTATAACTACAGCAATGTGTACAAGTTTTAAAAAAGAGCTTTTTGAAGCAACGCATGACTTTACATCAGATACATTTAAAATTGCTCTGTTTACCAGCAGTGCAAGTCTAGACGCCTCTACCACTGCTTACTCTACATCTAACGAGGTTTCAGGTTCGGGATATAGCGCTGGCGGCGTTACGTTGACTGTGGTCGCGCCAACCACAGATGGGACATCTGCCATTGTTGATTTTAATGACCCTTCTTGGACAAGCGCCTCATTTACTGCAAACGGCGCACTTGTTTACAACTCCAGCAAATCAAACAAAGCGGTAGCGGCTTTTTCTTTTGGCTCTAATCAAACAGTGTCGTCTGGGACATTTACAATAACAATACCCGCTTCGGCATCAGGAACAGCGGTAGTCAGGATTGATTAATGTCTTATTCATATGCAGAGCTAAAGCAGGCTATACAAGATTTTACTGAGAACGATGAAGCGGGTTTCGTAACAAATCTGCCTGTGTTTATTCGCTCTGCTGAAGACCGTATTTTTTCAAACGTAGATTTAGAAAACTTTAGAAAAAATGCCACATCTGCGCTTACACAAAACAACGAGTACCTTTCTACTCCATCAGACTTTCTTGCTCCTTTTTCTTTATTTATAACCACCGCAAGCAATGAAAACTTTTTAATAGAAAAAGACGTTAATTTTATTAGAGAGGCGTATCCTAATAGAGCCACAACAGGCGTTCCTAAATATTATGCTTTTTTTGATTCCACCGCAACATCTTCGGGTCAAGTTCAGGCAAACTTCATAGTCGGTCCAACACCGGACCAAGCGTATGCTGTGGAGTTACATTATTATTATCGACCAGCAAGCCTGACTGCTGGCGCAAACAGTGAGTATACATGGTTGAGCAAGAATGCTTCCAATGCCCTTCTTTACGGCTCTTTGATAGAGGCGTATATTTACATGAAGGGTGAGCAGGATGTTATATCTATGTATGATGGTCGTTTCCAAGAGGCAATGACAAGATTAAAGGACCTTGCTGAAGCAAGGGAAAATGATGACGCTTACAGGCAGGGATTGCCAAAGCGTCCTCGCACATAAGGAGTAAGAAATGGCAACGAGTAACGCGGCAACCACGTTTCTTGAGAATAAGTTACTTAACTTTCTGTTCAAGAATAACGCTGGTTCCTTTTCAACACCCGGTGACAGCATATATGTTGGGCTGGCAACAGCGGTATCTAACTTTAATAATACCTCTGGCGAAACAGACGCCCCTGTAATTACAGAGGCTACTTTTTCAAACTATGCCCGATTGCAAGTTACAGCGGCAAACTGGACCGTAACGTCAGATACCACTGAGGCTCAAAAGGCTACAAACACTAACAATGTAGAGTTTGCGGCGTCAGGCGGAACAAGCAATACAGTTACACACGCATTTATAGCAACCCACGCAAGCGCTAGTCTGGTAACAGAAGGCAGTGGCGGTAATGTTCTGTTTATCGGTGCATTGGATGCGTCAAAGACTATTGCTACGGGCGATATCTTCCGTATCAACGCTGGGAATCTTGAAATTGAGTTGAAGTAATGGCGCTTGTTCTTAAAGACAGAATAAAAGAAACCACTACCACCACCGGAACAGGCACTTATACGCTTGCTGGTGCGGTAACTGGTTTTGAGGCGTTTAGTGAAATAGGTAATACTAACACTACCTATTATGCCTGCACGGACGGAACTGACTTTGAGATTGGCATTGGAACATACACTGCATCTGGCACAACCTTAGCCCGCACCACAATATTACAGTCTAGTAACTCTGATAGCGCTGTTAATTGGACATCAGGAACTCGCACTATTTTTTGCACGTTGCCAGCACAAAAGGCTGTGTTCTTGGATGCAAGTAATGCGGTGCAAGGTTTTACAGAACAAGACCCGAATGCGTTGGCATTCGCAATAGCATTGGGATAGAAAAATGGCTAACGAATTTAAAACATTCACATCAAGAGATATAGACGAT